CGCCAATCAGACAAAATTCCAGTTCAATCAGCACCAACAAGCATGACAATTACTGCCGCATGGAATCCATCTGATGCACAATTGTTAATCATTCGCGGTGATGCCTATTCGGGTTTAATTGACCGTACATTTGTTATTGCGGCAACTGATGGTTCATCAAATGTTGTTTATTATTCATTTAATGGTCGCGTTTCACAATTCACAATTGACCCTGCACCAAGCGCAGAAGCAAAATGCACATTCACAATCCATCCGCGTGGTGGGCAATACGGATGGGCAAATTCAGTTTAATAACCTGACAATCCCCGAAAGGGGATTGTTCACTTATAGGATAAGACAATGGATATAAAATCACAAAATGATTTGCTTGGCTTTTTAATTTCGCAAGCTGGAAGCGGTCAGAAGAATTGGTTTGGCTTTGCAGAACAGCGTTTAACTGGCATAAACCTTGCACATGAAATTGCCGCGCGTCATGCTGATAAAATGACACCAACCCAAGTGGTTGAATATGTTGTTGCGTTAAACAATTGCATTTATACAAAGCTGATTAAGGCTGAATAATGGCAACTTCTTTTCAAATTACTGGGTTAAAAGAAACGCTTCAAGTGTTTCAAGATTTAGAAAATGAAATTGGCGATAAAAAAGCGCGTTCAAAAGTTCTTATTCCAGCCATTAAAGAAGCAATGAAACCAGTATTGGCAATGGCAAAAGGTTTTGCGCCAAAAGATACTGGCTTGCTTGAAAAAACATTAACCATTGTTGGGCGCAGACCAAGCAACAAAGACCGCAAATCAAAATATATTACAAAAAGCGATGCCGTGATTGCTATTGTTACAACCAAACCAATTCCAAAAAAATTAAAGAAACAAACGGTTGGAATGACTAGAAGCCAAAAGAAAAAGTTTTATGCAAGTAAAAATGCGCTATATGATGCAAGGGCGGTGGCAAATGAATTTGGAACTGCCAATATGCCAGCGCAACCATTTATGCGCGTATCATTAGAAAGCCAATCATCTATGGTGGCAACAAGATTAGGTGAAATTTTAAGACAAAAGATAGAACAATATAGGGGTTAATTATGACAAAAATAGCATCGGCATTGGGTGGCAAATATCAAGAAAATCGTTTATCGGTAATGACTAGAACATTTGTATTGGGCGACCATACATTTAAAGTTCGTGTTCCAGCCGTGCATGAAATTGAAACAATTTTTAATTATTTTAAAAATCCCGATGAAGCATTGGTTGAAAAGGCATTTAAAGAATTAACTTATGAATTAATTAACATTAAAGACACCAACCCAAAAGGTGTTGTTTATAGTGAAAATGATGTTGTAGTTGAAAGCCGTTCAATGCGCGAAGCGGCAAAAAATAAAGTAATATTGCAATATAGAATTGTTGAATATTTTAAATTTTTAATCCCCGAAGATGGGCAAACATTAGCCGATTTGGAATATAGCGATATTGAAGAAGAATTTCCGCTTTCAATACAAATCCAATTGGTTGATAAAATTAGTGAAGTTATTTCACCTGATTACAAAGCTATAAAAGAAAAGTAACAAGTTCGTTGCGATTGCAAGTTAAGACGGCAATGCTTTTCAACGGACATACGCAAGACAGCATTGCCGCATTAGATGAAGCCACAATGAATGAAATCATTGTTATGTATGCAGATGGCGCAATTGGTAATTATGGAATATTGCAAACGCTTGGCAGTTTAACGGCTGGCGTGTTTAATTATTTACGCGGTGCTAATTCCAAACCGTATGATTTAAAAACTGTTTTGGGTAATGCTTATGGCTATTTATATCCTGATGTTGAAGCAAACCCAAACCAAGCATTATTAACATTTATGTCGCAAGCGCAGGGCTTTAATTTAAGCAAGTTTACAAAGGAATAAATCATGGCAATTGTTTCAAGATTAGGCGTTGTTCTTGGCTTAGATTCAGCCCAATTTAATTCGGGGCTTGGACTTGCTGAAACTAAACTTGGCGCATTTGCAAAATCCACAGTTGGTTCAAGAATTGGCGTTGCGGCATTGGGTACAGCGTTGGTTGGCGCGGCAATTCAAGCAATATCTTATGCCGACAGCATTAACGACACAGCCAAAGCCAATGAAGTTGCAGTTGGTACAGTTCTTAAATTATCCGAAGCGTTATCAATAAGCGGTGGCAATAGCGAAAACACGGGCAAACTTTTATCATCATTAACAAACAAGATTGATGAAGCGGCAAACGGTAGCGACAAAGGGCGCGAAGCATTTGCCAAACTTGGCATTTCAGTTGGTGATTTACGCAGACTTGATGAAACCCAATTATTTGAAAAAGCATTAAAAGGGTTAAATGAAATACAAGACCCAATCACGCGCAATGCTTTGGCAATGGATGTGTTTGGTAAAGCCGCAAAAAATGTTGATATGAAAGGCGTGGCAGATAGTTATTTTAATAACGCTGGCAAGTTTGATGATGCAGAAAAGGCTTTTAAAGATATTGGGGATGCCATTGATAAAATGGATATATTCACCAAACGCGCCAGCACATCATTGGCAACAAATTTAGCACCAGCATTAAGCAATTCAGTTACTTTTTTAAATGCCGCAATCTTTGGTTGGGATAATTTAACCGAAGCGGTCAAAAGATATAACATTGCAAAAAATGGCGGTGTAATGTGGACACCAAAAAATGCGCCACGAATGGATGATAAACCGCAAATGGGTTTATTGAACTTGCCAGCCGAATTTCAAGCTGGTGGGCGTGGGCAAGATATAAGCGATAAAGACCAAGCCAAAATAGATAAAGCAAATGAAAAGAAAATTGCCGATGCTAAAAAATTAGCTGATGAAATTAAAAAGCAAAAAGATGCTTTGCAAGACCAAATTCAATCATACGATGCCCAAAGTTATGCGGCTGGCAGAACATTAACAGAAGTTGAAAAAGTAACGCTTGAATTAGAACAAGGCAAAAAATACAAATACACAACGGCAGAACAGCAAGCGGATTTGTTGATGGCGGCAAGGCGACTTGATTACAATAATGCGTATGCTGATGCGGCAAAACGGGCGGCAGAATATGAATTGCAAAAATATGAAATGGCAAAGCAAGCCAATGATTTGGTTTATAACAGCGAAGTTGCAACTGAAAGATTAAACCTTGAACGGCAGTTGGCTGGGCAAAGCGATACGCAAGTTCAATTGGCTTTGGAATATTTTGATTTGCAAAAGAAAATAATTGCAATGCAAAAAGATGGCAACGCAGAACAAGATATTGCAAACTTTGCAAATGCTGAAATGAACCGTATTAAAGCGCAAGAATTAAACGAACGGGCGCAAAAGACATTCCAAGCTGGCTGGGATAAAGCATATAACAACTTTGTTGAACGCGCCCAAGATAGCGCGGCACTTGGCGCAGAAGCATTTTCATCAATGGCAAACAGCATGACAAGTGCAATTGATAAGTTTGTTCAAACTGGCAAATTTAGCTTTTCGGATTTTACTGGTTCAATCATTCGTGATTTGATTTCAATTCAATTAAAAGCACAGGCAACGGGCATTTTTAGCAGTTTGTTTGGCGGTATGTTTGGCGGTGGTGATGGCATGGGTTTTGGTTTAACAAGCAGTTCAACCAACATTGCCAATGGCGGTGGGTTGATGGGATTGCTTGGCTTTGCTGATGGCGGTTCACCGCCTGTCAATCAACCAAGCATTGTTGGCGAACGGGGCGCGGAATTGTTTGTTCCAAGAACGGCTGGCACTATTATTCCAAATAATTCATTATCTGCAATGATGGGCGGTCAGCCACAAACTGTTTATAATGGAACGGTAATCCAAAACATGAACGCCATTGATACGCAAAGCGGTGTTCAGTTTATTAGTAAAAACAAGAACGCGATATTTGCCGCAAATCAATCAGCGCAACGCAGTTTGCCACAATCAAGGTAAAAAATTATGGCTACATTGAACACAATATTGGCAGTTGCGGAATCGGTTGGAATTAACGACCAGCGATTTATTGGGCAAATTGTTTCGCGCAACCAGCGCATCAGCACATCCGAAATTCTAACGGTTCAACCATTTGGGTTTGAAATTAAGCCAATGGCATATTTGCAATATAGCCAAAACCGCCCATTGCTTAGTGCATTACGCGAAGCCGACAAAGCAACGGAACAATACTTAAATTTTGGTTCAACTGGATGGGTTAATTATATTGCTTATCAAGGGGGGCTTTCTAGCGCGCAAATAAGTGGTTGCCAATGGCAAACATCAAGCGCAAATAAAACATTGGTTCTAGGTAGCTTGCCGTCAGTTTCAAGCGGTACTTACATTGTTCGGACAGGTGATTTTTGCCAAGTTGGGCGATATGCGTATATTGCAACGGCTGATGTGTTGCGCGGTAGCGGTTCAACCGTAAACATTCCAGTCCACAGAAACTTGATTGCAACATTGGCATCACCAGTTCAATGCGTTATTGGTCAATATGGAACAACAATTGCATTGGGTGGTGGCACATTCATTGGCGTTACTTTTTGCGTTATTTTGCGCGAATATCCAACTTACACATTAATCCCAATGACAAATGACAGTTTTATTCAATGGACAGGCACTTTTAAAGCGTTTGAAGCGGTCGTTTAAATGGAAACAATATCACCAGTTGTCGGAACAAATAACATTCGCCTAGCGGACTTTGTGCGCGTTACAACCGTTGTTGCAAGTGTTGAAACTGTTTATTTGTTTTCAACCGCACCATATGCAATAACTGTTCCTGATGTTGATGCAAACCCATTTAGTGGGCTTAGTGTTTTGGTTAAAATTGGCGAAGTACAGCGCGACATTAAATCAACTGCCAATGAAACGACTGTAACACTTGTTGGTTTAGATACCGCCTTGCTTGGTTGGGTATTGGGGCAAAATTTAAAAGGTTCTAAAATTGAAATGTGGCATGGTTTTTTTGATGAAAATAATGCCTTAATTACAACTGGCGGAACTGGTGGGCTTTACAAGTTTTTTACTGGATATATAAATGCCTTTACCATCAGCGAACAATGGATGGAAGAAGTCAGAATATTTGTTGGCATGATTAGTGTAAGCGCATCAAGCATACAAATTATCTTGCAGAATAGAACGGCAGGGCGATATACAAACGACAACGCATGGCAATTCTTTAATGCTGGCGATAGTTCTATGAATAGGGTAAATGTAATTCAAAGCGTAAGTTATTTCTTTGGCAAAGATAAAGACCCAAGCGTTTATAAAACATAAAATGACAATACAATACACGACAGCAAAAGTTTCAGAATGTTTTGATGAAGTTTTAACTTTGCTTGATGCCCATTATCAAGAATTATCAGTTACTAAGCATTACAAACTTAATCCTTGTTATGAAATATATAAAGCAAATGAAAAGAACGGGAAGTGCCGCGTTATATTGTGCAAAGATAATGATGTGATTGTTGGGTACATTGTGTTTTTTATTGATATAAATTTGCATTATCAAGATTGTTTATTGGCGACAGAAGATATTTATTATCTTAAACCCGAATATCGCAAAGGCAGAACGGGCATTAAAATGTTTAAGTTTGCAGAAGATTATCTTAAATCATTGGGTGTTAATATGATTAAATATGCAACAAAAGTTCATTCTGATAATTCAGCATTATTTGAATATCTTGGGTGCGCGTTTACAGAAAAAGTCTACATTAAGACAATAAGGGAATAATAATGGGGGTATCTTTAGCAACGGCAGTATTTACATCACTTGAAGTTGGTGGGGTTGCATTAGCCGTCATTGGATTTGCAATTAACATTGTTGCATCGGCTATTATTTCAAAAATATTTGCACCTGACATTCCAAATGGTGGCGGTGGTTCAAACGCGCAACCAAATGTTGGTAATCGCCAACAACTGCCACCTGCTGGCGATAATAAATTGCCTATTGTTTACGGTTCTGCTTATGTTGGTGGAATTATTACAGACCTTTCAATTTCACAAGACAATCAAGATTTATATTGGGTTTTTGCATTAAGTGAAGTTACTAATTCAGAAAACGGCAACACGCCCGATGTGTTTACTTTTGGCGATATTTTTTGGGGTGGCAAAAAAGTAGTGTTTAGCACAACGGCTGGTGAAACTTATAAGGTTGTTAGCTTGCTAGATGAAAGCACAGGATTGACGCAGGATGTTAGCGGTTACATGGATATATATTTATATTCAAATGGTTCTTATACACCAACAAATTCAACAAGAAATGCAATTAATGTAATGCAAACAAGTGGGCTTGTTTACACTTGGGATAACGCAAAAATAATGTCAAATTGTGCATTTGCAATTATCCATCTGAAATACAGCCAATCAAGAAATTTAACTGGACTTAATCAAACCCGTTTTCAAATAAATAACCCACGAAATTCTGCTGGTGATTGCATAACAGATTATTTAACTAGCACCCGTTATGGTGCGGCAATAGATATTGCCAATGTTGATACTGCAAGCATGACAGCGTTAAATACCTATTCAAACGAATTATTTACTTACACAACTTATAGTGGCGGAACAGCAACACAGCCAAGATTTAAGTTTAACGGAACAATAGACACCAACACAAAAATTATGGTGAATATCCAAAACATGGCTGATTCATGTGATTGTTTAATTCGCTATTCAGAAATAAATTCATTGTGGGGCGTAATTGTTCAAACGCCAACTAATACCATTGTTATGGATATAAACGATTCAAACATGGTTTCCGCCATAAGTGTTACACCAATTGATTTGTCAAATTCATTTAATATCATTGAAGTTAAATTTCCTGATGGTTCTGAAAAAGACAGTTTTAATAGTGCGACATTTGATTTAGCGGTTATCAATCCATCATTAATGTTTCCAAATGAACCAGTAAACAAACAATCTGTTAGTTTATTTTTATGCAACAACGATGTGCAAGCGCAATATACCGCAAACAGATTCTTGGAATCGGCAAGGGAAGATTTGCAATTGCAAGTGGATATTGACTATACGGGATTACAACTTGATGCTGGCGATATTGTAACGGTTACAAATGCCAACTATGGATGGGTAGCAAAAGAATTTAGAATTGGCAAGGTTACGCAAAAATTCAGCGATAGCGGACAAGTAACGGCTGGATTAAGTTTAATGGAATTTAATGGCGCAATTTATGATGACAAGAACATAACCCAATTTCAACCATATCCAAATACAGGGATTGGTTCACCAATTACTTTCGGAATAGTTCCGCCACCTTATATTGCATCGCCTTTACCAAGTGCGGCTAATCCTGCATTTAGTGTAATGGTTACAAGTTCAACGGCAGGAATTACACAATATGCAGAAGTTTGGTATAGCGCGTATCAATACCCAACATCCGCGCAACGCATACTTGCAGGGATAACCGAAGTTAATGCTAATGGCGACCCATACGGGCAAGGTGAATTAATGCCAGCCGTGCAGTTATTCAACATTCCTGCTGGTAATTGGTATTTTTTCAGTCGCATGGTAAACAGTATAGCGTCTAGTGATTTTTCTTTGGCTTCGGGGGTTTTACAATGGCGACCAACGACATTCCAATATGTTGAACAATACCTTTCAATCGCTTATGCAGACGATAATATCGGAACGGGGTTTTCACTAAATCCGCGCAATAAAACTTATTTCGGCTTATACAACACATCAAGCAATTCGGCATCATTAAATGTAAGCGATTATAAATGGTATCTTGCTGACCCTGCTTTTGGAACTAACATTTACCCTGCTTATATAAATTATCAAAATAGAAAGTTTGGCTTTGATACAGACTTTGCCACATACGCTGGCGGAACGGATGTTGCTGGTAGTGGGGGCGCGTTTATTCCAACAACCGCAAGCAAATTTGATTTCCGTATTTGGTCAGCTTTACCCGATGGAATAAACATTATTGATTTAGACCATTCCACAGGGCAAACAATTATTACGGGGATGCCATCAGCAAGCGCAGGGCAGATTGCAGTTCAAAACACACCCGATGGACAATTAGTAGCTTCACTAGCAGAATTTTTAACCTTTCCTGATGGCGGTGCAACTTACACCAGTTCTGCGGCAACAATTACAGTTGATATTTACGGGCGCATCGTTGGCTTTTCACCGCCTGACAGTTTTTATTTTAATCAGCAATCGTTTACCGCAACAAGTGGGCAAACCTTATTCACGCCAACTGCAAGGGTGTCGGGTTATATCACAGGGCAGGATTTAATCTTTCAAAATGGCGCGTTGCTTGATGCAAGTGAATATACCGAAACAAGCACGACTTTCACATTAAGCGTTGGTGCAACAACGGGTGATATTATTACCTGTATTTCAATGCGCGCGGTTGCATCGGGCAACACTTACACCACAATCAATTTAACCGTTGCATCATCATCAACCAATACGGTTGTTTGGAACGCATCAACAATGCCTTGGCAGTTAATTGATGTTGGCGATATTATAACTTTTGCTAATAGCGGAACGCCTACACAATACACAGTAACGGGCGTAAATTACGCAACAAGAACAATCACTTTTTCTGCAAGCGTAACTGTAACGGCTGGCGCAACAATTTATCAATACAGGGCTTCGGGTAGTTCTTACAGGGTATTTAGTCGTTGGTCTTTTGATTTAACAAGTGCTAGTAGTTACACGCCATCAACATGGGCGGTGCATAGCGCATACGAATTATTGTTTCTAAACGGAACGGCAGTAAACGAACAAGATTATGATATTGTTAGTGGCGCAATTAGTAACTTTCCATCTGCATCAACTGGCAAAATGACAATGATACAATTTAGCGCAAATAACCTAACAACGCCAACGGGTACAATGTCAAATGTGGTTGCTTATGCAAACCCATCAACATTAACATATTCATTTAATTTTAACGCGCTATCATTTGATTTGTTTATTAATGGTTGCTTAATGAAATACAGCACCGATTACACAACTGGAACAAATAGTTATGTATTATCAAATAACACAAATGGTGCTAGTATTATGCAACAACAAACTTTCGCATCGGTTGGTGCGGCTTAGGGGATAAGATGACACAGGCTTTTAATCTTTCACAATTTGCCAATAAGGTAAACACTAGCGGACAAGCAGATTTAGCCACAGCCGTTTCGGGAACATTACCCGTTGCAAATGGTGGAACAGGCGCGGCAACATTAACTGCTAATAATGTCCTTTTGGGTAACGGCACAGGTGCAGTTCAAGCCGTTGCACCAAGCACAAGTGGTAATGTTTTAACATCCAATGGTTCATCTTGGGCAAGTGCCGCACCGCCTGTTTCATCAGGGGCTTTAATCGGCTACAACGTCTATACAACGACAGGCGCAAATACTTATACCAAAGCAACTAATAATCCATCGTTTGTAATTGTTGAAGTTCAAGCAGGTGGGGGTGGTTGTGCGGCAACTGGTACTAATGCTAATAGTTCAACGAGTGGTGGTGGTGGCGGTGCATATGGCAGGAAAAAAATATTAGCATCTGCATTAGCGGCATCTGTAACTGTAACGGTTGGTGCTGGTGGGGTTTTAAATGCAACTGGTGGCACTTCATCTTTTGGTTCTTTTGTATCTTGCACAGGTGGTGCTGGTAGTGGTACAGCAGGTGGTGGCAATGCTGTTGCGGCTGGTGGTACTTCAACTGGTGGAGATATAAACATTACAGGTGGAAATGGTATTAAATTGCCTACTTATGCAGTACTTGTTGGTGGCAGTAGTTTTATGTCAAATTCAGTAAGGTCACTTCCTGTAACCGCCGCTACTGCTGGTTTAGTATATGGTGGGGGTGCTGGTGGAGCTTGGACTGGTTCTGCAACTAGCGTAGCTGGTGCTAATGGCGGTCAAGGTATTGTAATTGTTTGGGAGTATAGATAATGAAAGCACTTATTTTAGATACACAAGTTTGTCAAGTTGAAGAACAGGACTTTCCAGTTGCCGAACCTTTATATTGGGTTGCTTGCCCAAACGATGTAACAACTGAATGGTCTTATGTAGAAAATACATTTGTTCCACCGCCTTTACCAAGCACACCAACTGCCGAAGAAAATAAAGCCACATCCGTTGGATTATTAAACGCAACCGATTGGACAACTATTGCTGATGTAGGTAATCCACAAATGTCAAATCCGTATTTGGCTAATCAAGCAGAATTTATTGCATACCGTAATGCGGTAAGACAATATGCGGTTTATCCCGTTGCAGGCAATATTGATTGGGCAACTGTTCCACAAGAAGTTTGGCAAGCAGTTTAAAAAGATATACAATAGTTTTAACCTACAAGATAAAATAAGACCGCGTTTCCGTGAGGGCATGGGCGCGTTATTTTACCTTGTAAGGGAAGAACAAAATGGCAGTCTTTAACAAGAACAGCATTACCCAAGTTTCGGGCTTTGATAATCCATGTATTACGGGCGAACTTGTTTACCA